TGAAGGAACAAAAGATGATCTTAAAAATCAGGTACAAGGTCGCCTTGCTTCCACTTTACTCCACGCTTCTGCAGAAGCCGTTGGCAATTAGCACAAATTGTTTTAAGATTAGCAAAACTGGTATTAGTTAAATTACCGTCGATATGGTATACGTTGTACTGTTCGGGCTGTCCCTTAAATCCACATTTCTCACACTCTTGTTTTATGCGGTAGCCTGCTTTGTACCAAGTAGGTATACCATGACTCTTACCGTGGTGTAAACAAGTTTCGCATTGTTTCCTGTAATAGGTTTTATTTGCCTTTTTATAGTTTATCGCGGCAGGTCTTTGTTTGCAATATTCACATAAAGGACGCATATCGTATTTAGCATACCTTTTTACCCCCTTTTAATGGTATTTTTTCCAGGGTGATTTTTAAAAATCGTATAAATACTTTTAACAGTTGTTAATATACAGGAGAACATAAATGGCTAATTTAGTATCACCAGGTGTACAAGTAAGTGTAATCGACGAAAGTTTTTACACTCCGGCTGAACCTGGAACAACGCCTATGATTTTCGTTGTCTCTGCACAAGACAAGACAAACGGAGCAGGCACGGCAACAGCGGCAGGAACTACCAAAGCGAAAGCGGGTACTCCATACTTAATCACATCACAAAGAGATTTAACAGAAACTTTTGGAGATCCGGTCTTCAAAACAGATACAAGCAATAATCCAATCAATGGCGGTGAGCTTAACGAATATGGATTACAAGCGGCATATTCATATCTAGGCGTAAGCAACAGAGCATTTGTTGTTAGAGCAGATATAGACTTAAATGAAATAGAGCCAAGTGCAAATGCACCAGCGGCGGCTCCAGCAAATGGCACATATTGGTTTGACACAGCCGTAACAAAATACGGTTTATTTCAGTGGAACGGAAACGCGGCAACTGTTACTGGTGGACAATCATTTACAAATAAGGTTCCGACTGTAATTACATCAAATACACAACTTGTTGGTGAATCTAATACAGGATTTCCAAAAGGATCAGTAGGACAAATTGGCGATTATGCTGTAGTTACTACAACAACTGTTAACAAGATATACTACAAAAATAAATCAGGTACATGGGTAAAAGTTGGTACACAGGCTTGGGTAGCTAGTTGGCCAACTATACAAGGTTCAGCGGCAAATCCAACATTAAGTAATGGGCAAACAATCATTATTAATGGAACTACTGTAACAATTTCAGGCACAACTGTTTCAGCAATGGAAACAGCAATTGATAGTGCAGGAATAACTGGTATTACTTCAGCTGTTGTTGACGGAAAGTTAGAAATTTACAGTAATGGTACATCAACAACTGATGGTTCAACTGATGAAGATGGTGCTATACAAATAAGTGCTGGTGCATCAGGAACATTACTTGCTGACTTAGGTATTACAGCAGGTACTTATTATGCTCCACAGTTTGTAATTCAACCTCATACACAGGTTCCAGAATTTAAAACTGCTGACACTAAATCAAGACCAACTGGTTCTGTTTGGTTAAAAACAACAGAAGCAAATCTTGGTGCAAATTATAGTGTTAAAAAATATAACAGCACAACAAAATTATGGGCTACACAACCTGCTCCATTGTATAAAACACACAATTCAGCTTTGTACAATTTAGATAAATCAGGTGGCGGTATAAACTTAACTTTAGGCCAAGTTTATATTCAAGCGAATACTACCTTAGCAGGTGATGAAGAAGGCGACTTTACATTGTTTGCAAGAAATGCCACAGGTGCAACTACTATTACGTCCTCGGCTGTAACAGCAAGTTCAATTGCGGCAGGAGCCAAAACATTTACAATGGCAGAAAGCATTGTAGGACAAGAGGCTATGAACCCACATCAGACTGTATCATTTACAGCCACTGGTGCAACAACAGATGCAGACGTAATTGCAGATGCAATTAATGCCAAAGGTTTTACAAATATTGTTGCTACAGTAGACGCAAGTAACAGAGTTGTAATTTCACATAATGACAGTGGTGAAATTAGAATTAAGGATACATCAAATGCATTACAAAACATTGGTTTTTCAGCATATAACTATACTACAAAGTTAGGTACTGCAAATCTTTACACAGCACCAACTGGTGATAGTGCATCAGATTTCCATGTTTCAAACTGGAAGATCCTAACATACACAGCAGGAGCAAATGCACCAACTGCCTTAACAGAAAATGGTAGATTATGGTATAGTTCACTTGTAGACGAAGTTGATATTCTTGTACATAATGGAACTACTTGGAAGGGTTATCAAAATGTTTACTCTACAACAGATCCAGAAGGTCCAATTGTTAGTGCAACTGAGCCTACTCAACAATCAGATACAACTCCGTTGGTGACAGGTGATATTTGGATTAGTACAGCAGACTTAGAAGCGTATCCGCAAGTACACAGATACAATTCAGACTTAGGTAAATGGATCGCATTAGATGAAGGTGATCAAACTACTGAAGACGGTATACTATTTGCTGATGCAAGATTTGGTACAAGTGGTGGTACTGCAACAGCGGCACCGTCCGGAACAATCAAAGAAATGTTAGTGAGTGATCACTTAGATACAGATTGTCCAGATCCAGCTTTATATCCAAAAGGTATGTTGCTTTGGAACTTACGTAGAAGTGGATTTAATGTTAAGAAATTTGTACGTAATCATGTTGTAACAACAGATAAAAATGTTAGAATGGGCGATGAAAGCCAAGTTAACTACTATCCACATAGATGGGTAACTGAATCAGCTAATCAAACAGATGGATCAGGTTCATTTGGTAGAAAAGCCCAAAGAAAAGTTATCATACAAGCACTTCAGGCAATGGTAAACAGCAACCAAGACATTAGAGATGATGAGTCAAGACTGTTCAACTTAATGGCTTGCCCAGGTTATCCTGAATTGATCGGTGAAATGAATTCACTTAATAATGATAGAGGCTTAACAGCATTTATCGTTGGCGATTCACCGTTTAGATTAACTTCAGATGCAACTACTTTAAACAACTGGGGTAAAAACGTTAACCTTGCAGTAGAAGATAATGATAACGGACTTGTAACAAGCAGTGAGTATTTAGGTGTATTTTATCCAAGTTTATTTACAAGCGATAATGCAGGTAAAAATATTATTGTTCCACCAAGTCACGCAATACTAAGAACTATTGCATTAAGTGATCAAGTTTCGTTTCCATGGTTTGCGCCAGCAGGAACAAGACGTGGTGGTATTACAAACGCTACAGCTTCAGGATTTATTGATTCAGAAGGCGAATTTAAATCAATAGCATTAAATGAAGGACAGCGTGATACTCTACAACAAGTTAATGTAAACCCAATAACATTCTTAACAGGTGCAGGTTTAGTAAACTTTGGTCAGAAAACTAGGGCCGCAAACGCAAGTGCTTTAGATAGAATCAATGTTGCACGTTTAGTTGTGTATCTAAGATCACAACTTAAAAAACTTGCTAAACCATATATCTTTGAACCAAATGATAAAATCACACGTGATGAAATCAAAGCTCAAACTGATAGTTTGATGCTTGAATTGGTATCTCAAAGAGCATTGTATGACTTCTTAGTAGTTTGTGACGAGTCAAACAATACACCAGCGAGAATAGATAGAAATGAACTGTATTTGGACATTGCAATAGAACCAGTTAAAGCTGTGGAATTTATATACATTCCATTGAGGCTTAAAAATACTGGGGAAATAGCAGGACTCTAAACGGATAAATAAAAGTAATAGGAGCATATAGATGGCAATTTCAACACTTTCAAGATTAACAGTACCACTGGACAGTAACGCAAGTGCATCCAACCAAGGGCTGTTGATGCCAAAGCTACAATACCGTTTTAGGGTATCGTTAGAAAACTTTGGAACATCCAGTCCAACAACAGAGCTTACAAAACAAGTCATTGATACAACAAGACCAAACGTAACATTTGATCAAATGACAGTTGACATATATAACTCAAGAGTTTATCTTGCTGGTAAACACACTTGGGAACCAATCACAATTAACTTACGTGAAGATGTCAGTAACAACGTTCAAAAATTAGTTGGTGAACAACTACAGAAACAATTTGATTTCTTTGAACAGTCAGGTGCGGCTTCTGGTAGTGATTACAAATTCGTTACTAGAATTGAAATACTTGATGGTGGAAACGGAGCAAATGCGGCTAATGTATTAGAAACATATGAATTGTATGGTTGTTACGTAGAAAATGCTAACTACAACACACTAAACTATGCAACTTCAGAGCCTGTTACAGTAACTTTATCCATTAGATACGACAACGCAATACAAACTCCGCAAGGAACAGGAATTGGTACAGCAGTTGGCAGAACTATTAATACTGCAATTACTGGTGGTGGTTCTACATAAGATTTTTAGCAATTATAAATTAATAAAAAAGGGCCTCCAGGGGTCCTTTTTTTATGACCTAATTAAATACCCACATAATAGAATAGGCTAAATATTAATATGAGCTTTTTGAATGGATTTTTAGATAATGTATTTTCTGGGGCACTAAACCCCAAAGGTAATCTTGCAGATTATCAACATGGAGCAAGACTGTATGTTGACGATAGTCATAGATTATCTCCTAAGGTAAAATTTCTTTACCATGTGTCTTTCAACATAAATTCACAAGCCGCAAGTATTATTCCACAATTAACACAAAAACATAGCAACGAACTTAATATGTTGGTTAAAAGTGTTCAGTTACCTGCTTACAATATTCAAACTGATGTAAAGCATCAATACAATAGGAAACGTGTAATACAAAAAAGAATAGATTATCAACCAATTAATATTGTTTTTCATGATGATAACTTTGGTGTTACTACTGCAATGTGGGAAGCATACTATAGATATTATTATAGAGATGGTAACTATACAGCCGTCCAGCCAGACGGTTCACCAGATCCAACAAAAAAACAATTTAAAAATCCAACACAATTTAATAGAGGATCAGCTTTTGCTCAGAAGCAATATAGATACGGTTTTGATAATGATAGCTTAGAACCTTTTTTCAACAGCATCGTCATATATCAAATGTCGCGTAAAAAATATACAGCTATGACATTGGTAAATCCTATAATTGCAAGTTGGACGCATGACACAATGGATAATAGTGTAAGTGATCCGGTATCCAATAGTATGTCTGTAGAATATGAGACTGTTCACTATAGTAGGGGAGCGATAGGCAAAGGCGGACCCAAAGGATTTGCTGAAGAACATTATGACAAAACTCCTAGTCCTAATTCCTTATTAGGTGGTGGTGCTTCTAGTTTATTAGGCGTCGGAGGAGTACTTGCAGGAGGATTTGGAGTTATAGATGATATTACAGGCGGTAATGTAAGTTTTGGTACAGTATTAAAAGCCGCAAATACGATACAAAATGCAGGCAACTTATCAAGTTCTGGAATAGGTGGAGAACTTCTAGGTGAAGGAATATCTGCAATAGGTAGAACAACTGGTATAGATGTAAGCGGAGTTTCAAATGTTGCTTTTCCTAAAGGCGCCGGCGGAGGTAGTACAACCACAGTAGCCGCGGCGGCGGCTCTAGTTGCAGGTGCAAATTTTTTGACTAATTCAGGAAGTAGCGGAGCACAAACTTCCAGTACAGCGTCTACAACAAATAACCCAAGTGGACCTGCTCCAGGAATGTTAGCAGAGGAGTAAAAAATGGTACAACTTAATATCCCTCAAAAACCAGATACAGGAAGTGGTGATAAGGTAAAAAGATATTTCAACACATATTACGGATACCAATTAGAATTTCCTAGCAACGATGTTGATGCTGTAATAGGTTTTTTAATAAACAAAGGTTTCGATACAGTCGCCGCTCAGTCTACGGGATCAGTCCTATTGCAACAAGCGAAGATAGATGGCATCAAAGTATTTGAACTTTTAGATACTCTAAAAAGTTTAGACAAATTACAGTTGAGTTACACAGTGGCACAAGTCTTGAATTTTAACAGACAAAAAACTAGCACACTAGGCTTTCGAGTAGAAAACACAGATACTCCGTTAGAAGCAAGAAACATCATGGGGTAATACCATGGCAAAACAATTTGCTCAAGGAAAATACACCTTAAAAAATCCAACAAAATACGTAGGCAGAAGAACACCAACATATAGAAGTAGTTGGGAATTTGCTTTCATGAAGTTTTGCGATGAAAATCCATCTATACAAGCATGGGCAAGTGAGGCAGTAAAGATTCCATATAGAAATCCATTAACTGGCAAAGCAACAATTTATGTGCCTGATTTTTTCATACAATATAAGACAAAAAAAGGAAAAAATATGGTTGAACTTATAGAAGTAAAACCAGATAATCAAACAATGAAAGAAAACCTTGGCAAATCTCGTCATAATCAATTGCATTATGTATTAAATCAAGCAAAATGGGAGGCGGCAAGTAAGTATGCAAAATCCAAAGGAATCAAATTCAGAGTAATTACAGAAAAGGATATGTTCCATCAAGGTAAACGATAAATAATACTAGCAATTAAGTGAGTATATAATGACCAAAAAATTAGAAGAAATTCTTGATCTTCCTGATTCAAAAGAAATTATAAAGCAAGATAAAGAAAAAGAAAAACATAATGCAATACAGCAACAAAACGAAACATTGCGTGACATTGCAGAAATGGATAAAATCACTAGTGCATTGCCGGCTGTAAAAGGATTAGGCGAGATGGCTGATACCGAGCTAAATGAAGTAGCTTCGAAAGCCATGGATGCATATGACGATTTAATGGATTTAGGCATGAATGTAGAATCTAGATACTCAGGCAGGGTATTTGAGGTAGCTGGAGGTATGCTCAAAACCAGTCTCGATGCCAAGGTTGCTAAGATAGATAAAAAATTAAAGATGGTAGAACTACAATTACGTAAAGAAAAACAAGATAAGGACGGTAAAATTGATGGTGAAAGCATTGTACAAGGTGAAGGTTACATTGTAACTGACCGCAATAGTTTGTTAGAAAAACTAAAGAATATGGATAAATAATTTATAAGGACGGTAATATGTTTGAAAAATATCTAAACGAAGCAAAAAAAGTATATGAATTTAAGATCGGAGTAGCTGGAGATCTTCCAGAAGGCTTTGCTGATGATCTAGAGCAATGTTTACAAAGATTTAGCGTTGCATCAATGGGTGCAGGCAAGAAAACTCCTATTCAAGAGAGACCGTTAGATTTTCCAAAAAAGACCAATTGTGAAGTAACATATTGGGAGACAGGTTTAAACTATCCAACTACACCACAAGTTTTAGAAGAATATATTGCACAATGTTGTATGTGTGAAAGATCAGACATTCTAGTAAGAACAAAAGAAGATATTAGACATGAGTACCAAGATACAAAAGAAGAAAATCCATATCAATCAAAACTAGAAACTGAAGACATGGGTCAACAAGATCCAGATGCACAGAAACAAATGGGTAATGAAAGAGTAATGGAACTTCTTAAAGAGTTGGAAACTACTAGAAAAGAAAAAACTAATGATCCTATCGCAGATGTTAAACCAGGCGAAACTAAAGATATAAGCGATAACATTGGTACAACATCACCTATAGGGAGCAAATAATGAATGATAAAGAACTAATACAAAAACTTACTGACATTCAAACTGAAGAGCAGTCTAAAAAACAAAAAATTAATGAAGCGGCCAGCATGAATATCTCAATGACAGGAGATGATGCAGGTCAAGTTGGACAATTAATGGCAATCATGCGTAACGCAGGAATGGATGCAAAACCAGTCGCGGCTGATATGCCTATGCCAATGAGAACTGACATAGATAAATTTAGAGCGGCAGTAAATGATAATCCAGCTATACCAGGAAGAGATGATGTTGCCGGCGATCAAGACTTACAAGCAGGCAATGTGGGATCAGCTATCGGTGGAGCAATCGGTAGAGGTATTACAGGCGGACCAATTGGATCAGCACTAGGTAGTTATGCAGGCGGCGGCGGACTAGGCGGAGCGGCAGGCTCGGCACTAGGCGGAATGGCGGCAGGCCCAATAGGCTCAGCCATTGGTGGTTACCTAGGTAGTAAGCTAACAAGTGATGCAGAAGACAATCCAGATATTCCAGGTAAAGACGATGTTGCAGGTGACCAGGATCTAAAAGCAGGTGCTTTAGGAGCCTTAGCTGGAAGTTTAGCAGGTGGTGCCGCAGGACAAGTTTTAGGAAAAGGTGTAGGTGATACATTAGGTACAGCTATTGGCGGTGCTATGAGTGGTATGGGAGATACTGCTGGACAGATAGGTACAGCAATTGGTAAAGCTCTTCCATCTGTAGGTGGCGCGGCTGTAGGTGGTATGGTTGGTGATAAACTAACTGGCGAGGCAGATGGCGATTATGCAAATTCACCAGAAGAAAGATATGCACCATATACTGACATGACAAACCCTCCAAGTAATGATTTAAACAAAGCTAAAAAATCATATCCAAAAGTGGCAGGTGGAGATAATCCAATGGCACTTGCAGACAAGATTAAAGAAGAACTATCTTCTCTTTATAAAGAATACAAGTAATCATTCCTCCCAAATAGGCTCTTCGGAGCCTATTTTTTTGAGTAAATACTGACACTATGGTAAAGAGTTTAGATGGCGTTTTAACAAAAAAAGCCAATACACGAGAAAGTTTTACAGAAGATCAGATCGCAGACTTAAAAGCCTGTGCAAATCCTGATACAGGATATCTGTATTTTTGCAACAAATTTTTTAATATACAACATCCTGTAGAAGGAAAAATGTTGTTCAAACCTTTTGATTATCAAGAAAGGTTGTTGGAAAGTTACCATAATCATAGATTTAATATAAACATGTTACCAAGACAGAGTGGTAAAACAACTACTGCCGCAGGTTACCTTTTATGGTTCGCAATGTTTCATCCTGACCAAACTATATTAATTGCCGCACACAAATATACAGGTGCTCAAGAGATAATGCAAAGAGTAAGATATGGCTATGAACTTTGTCCTGACTTTATCAGAGCAGGTGTTACTAACTATAACAAAGGTTCAATGGAGTTTGAAAACGGAAGCAGAATAGTAAGTGCAACCACAACAGGCAATACTGGTAGAGGTATGTCTATTTCACTACTTTACTGTGATGAGTTTGCATTTGTGCAACCTACTATTGCTGATGAATTTTGGACTTCTATATCTCCTACACTAGCAACAGGTGGTCGTGCAATTATAACAAGCACACCCAACTCAGACGAAGATACATTTGCAGTAATATGGAAAGAAAGTCAAAACAAGTTTGATGTGAATGGTAATGAACAAACAGTAGGTATAAATGGCTTTCATGGTTTTACAGCGAAATGGGACGAACATCCAGATAGAGATGAAAAATGGAAAGAAGTAGAACTAGGCAGAATAGGTGAAGAAAGATTTAGACGTGAGTATGGCTGTGAGTTTCTCGTTTATGACGAAACACTTATTAATAGTATAAAACTATCTAGTATGGAAGGTAAAGATCCTGAGATGAACATGGGTCAGACACGTTGGTATTCAAAATTGAAATCTACAGAAAGTTATGTTGTGGCATTAGATCCTAGTATGGGTACTGGAGGAGATTATGCGGCTATACAAGTTTATGAGATTCCTGCATACAAACAAGTTGCAGAATGGAGACACAACGAAACTCCTATTCCAGCACAAATTAAAATAATGAAGGATATCACAACTTATATACAACAACAATGCGGTGAGGTTAATAACATCTATTGGAGTGTAGAAAACAATGCAATAGGTGAAGCGGCATTAATAGTCATAAACGACTTTGGGGAAGAAAATATACCAGGACTTTTTATTAGTGAACCTATTAGGAAAGGACATGTTAGAAAGTTCAGAAAAGGATTTAACACTACTCATGGTACCAAAATAACTGCTTGTAGTAGACTAAAAACAATGGTAGAAAATGATCAACTAAAGTTAAGAAGCAAAGCATTAATAACAGAACTTAAGAACTTTGTTGCTACAGGCACTAGTTTTAGGGCAAAAGTAGGACAAACAGACGATCTTATTAGTGCAACGTTACTGGCCTTGCGTATGATGAATGTGTTAAAAGACTGGGATCCTAGGATATATAATACATTTACACAGGCAGAAGGAGATGATCCTATACAACCGCCTATGCCTATCTATGTTACAGGCGGTTTAGGATAAATATTAGTATGAAAAACCTTGATTCTATTGCAAATGAACTATTCAACAAAATTAGGGGCAGATATCCCTCTATTACTGTTGGCGATGGTGATGCAACCATAACAAATGCACCAAAAGAAGGAAGATTTTTTGAATTTGATTTTGCAAAAGGAAAGAAAGTTAGCATCAGTCTTGATGAAAAAGATTTAACAGTGATGTTTAGCCAAAAACTATTTGATTCAGAGGATAGTTCAAGCAAAAGCAACTGGTTTGATTTTTTGAAGGAATTAAGACAGTTTGCTAAGAAAAGAATGTTAAATTTTGACACAAGAGACATAACGAAGTCTAACCTTGATAAAAGAGATTATCAATATCTAAGCACGGAGAAGCAAATGAGCGAATCGAAACTATACGGAACAAGCAGAACCAGTTTCCAAGACATTGGTTCAGCAAGGATGGTAATAAAACATAACCAGCCTATCAACCAAGAACAACCAGCAGGTAGAACTAGAGACATTGCTGGTATATACATTGAAAGTCAAGCAGGAGAAAGATTTAAATATCCAGTACGACACATGAATGGTGCAAGAGCAATGGCAATGCACGTATCAGAAGGTGGTAATCCTTATGACGACTTTGGCAAACACATTGTTGGACTTTCAGAAGAACTTTCTAAACTACGCAAATTCAAAACATACATGAATCGCTCAAATGTAATGGCTGAAGGACTTGCAGGTTATATGGAGGTTGTTAATGAAAGAATAGAGGCCGTTAAGAAAACGGCACATGCGTTACAGTCAAAAGCAAAATACCAAGAAGCATTCGAAAACTTCGACAAAACCGTGCTTGAAGAAGTTCCAGAAGATGTAACTAATTCTTGGATTGACGAACTTACTATTAAACAATTTAACGAAGATCTAAAAGACGTATTTCCTTACATCTATAGATTAGTAAGTGAAGCAAACAAGGTAAAAGATCTTGGTCCAGAAGATTTGATAGGCGAAGGATTTGATCCTGAAGAGTTTAAAGGTAAGATTGAAGGATTTGAAGTATCAGGAGATGATGGTGAAGTAGAAGGAGCCGACATCCATTATACTGCCAAAATAGTAAATGGCAAGCCAGTAGTAGATGTAAAATCAATTGAAGTACACGCATACGGTAATAATCCAAGTAGTAAATTAGGATATGACGTGGAAAATGATACAGATATGATTATGAACTATGGTGGTGTAGACGCTGAAGAAATACTACGTTCAGCTCAAGAAGATGCTGAAGAAGAATGGAATAATAGAGACAACAAATATGCCCATGGTGAAGGTGTTGAAACTGAAGGTAAGGTAAAAGGCATGGTCATGGACATGGAAGACGATGCGGCTGATATGTCAAGAGACGAATTCATTGAAAAATATGGAAGAGGTTATGCTGATATTTGGGACAAGGTAAATGACGAAGATTACATGGACCCGGATTACATGTCTCCAGAAAGATATGATTTTGAACCACAAGCAGATGCCATTGTAAATGGTGCAGACTTTAATCAAGATGCTCCTATGACAGAATACGAAAGAGCATTTGAAGACTTTAAGATGGCGGCGGCCAATGCGGCGGCAAAGGGTGAAAAAGACTTTGAATATCCTGCAGGTTCAGGAAAAAAACATCCTACCAAAATGGACAAAGCAACAGCGGCGAAACTGTTAGCTGATAGCCAAACTAATGAAGAAAGTTTATCAGAAGAACAGCTCAATGAGTTCGTTCAGTTCTTAGTACCGGCACTGGTTGCAGGTGCAAGAGTAGTTGGTCCAAGATTGTTACCAGCGGCAAAAAAAGGTGCACAAATGATTGGTAAACTTGTAGGCGGCGGAGCAAAAGTGGCCGCAAGAAATCCAATTAAAACAGGCGCTGGTGCAGTAGCGGCGGCTAATCCTACAGCAACAATGGATTTGGCCAAAGGTGCAGTGGATACAGTAAAAACAGTTGGTGCATTACCTGGACAAGCAAAAGAACTAGTATCGCAGATAGGACAAAACGTGTCCGCGGCTGGCGATAAAGTGATACAGACAGCAGATGATTTAAAAGCAATGGCGGCAGGTACTTTGGA